AGGAGCTGATACAAAGAGACTTGGATTAATAGGAGGAGAAAGAAAAATATTAACACAATCCTATCGAATACCGAGAGCCGTGCACCATGTGGCAGGAGACTTGATTAACCGTGTGGAAGATAGAGTCATTAAGAATTGGAATCCAAAAGAGGATGAAGGAATAGTTCAACGTCATTCTTTATTATTCAATAACCATATTGATTTTACCAAAGGAGAATGGTTGATATTAGCTAGAACAAATTACATGTTAGATCCTATTATGGATCGTTTACGTGACAATGGTTTGTTTTATCAATTTAAAAATAGATCTTCTATATCCGAAAAGATGATTAGCGCTATTCAAGGTTGGAAAAGTTTACAAGAAAGACAAGACATAGACTTAGCAACAGCCCAAAATATTTATTATTATATGAAGGGTAATAGTAACATAGAACACGGGTATAAAGAAAAAATAAAAACAGCAGATAACGAGGTAATGTATAATTACGAATCGTTAAGTACACATCATGGATTAAGAACAGATATTAATACAGAATGGAATTTTGCTTTAGATACAATTCCAGATAAGATGCAACGTTATATAAATGCAGCATTACTACGTTCTAGTTTTAATAAATCGAAAAATATAAAATTATCTACGATTCATGCATCTAAAGGTGGCGAAGCAGACAATGTTGTGGTATTAACAGATTTACCACGAAAAGCTGACTTAAGCATTTCGCAAAAAAGGGATGATGAAAGGAGAGTGTTTTATGTTGCTACAACAAGAGCAAAAAAATCATTACATATTATTGCTAGCAAAACAAACAGAGAGTTTAAAGAATTATTATGATCTGTGAAAATATTTTAGAACAAGCAAAAGAATTAGTTGGAGGTGATCGCCAAGAAGACTACGGCGATAAGCTTACCAATCATCAGAACATTGCCGCATTGTGGTCTATTTTCCTCCGCAAAAAATTAACACCCCATGATGTGGCAGTGTGTATGGCTTTAGTTAAAGTTGCTAGACTAATGCATGCACATAAGAAAGATAACTATATAGACTTAGCAGCCTATGCTGCTATTGCAGGAGAAATAAATGAGCGTGATGAATGAGTTTATATAAAGTTCCTAGTGAGTGGGTACCACCAGAAACAGTGCCTAACTTTAGTGAAGCAAAAGAAATCGCTATTGATTTAGAAACAAAAGATGATGGTATAGGTTCTGGAACTGGACCAGGATGGGCAACTAAAAAAGGAAGAGTTATTGGTGTAGCGTTGGCCGTGGATGGTTGGCAAGGATACTATCCTATAGCACATGAAGGTGGCGGTAACTTTGATCAAAAAGTTTTTCTTAATCAACTTAAGTCAATCTTAGAATTACCTTGTGATAAAGTATTTCACAATGCCATGTATGATGTTGGATGGTTAGATGCTTTAGGATTAAAAGTGCACGGTAGAATAATAGATACGATGATTGCTGCACCTTTAATAAATGAAAATAGATTTAATTATTCTCTTAAAGATTTATCAAAAGAGTATGTTGGAGAAACAAAATCAGAAGCTCTGTTGTATGAAGCTGCAAAAGAATGGGGTGTTGATGCAAAAAGTGAGATGTGGAAACTACCTCCAATGTATGTTGGTCCTTATGCTGAACAAGATGCTGCTGTAACATTAAAACTATGGCACGTATTACAAAGAAAAATTATAAAAGAAGAAGTAACAGAAATATTTAATATTGAGTCAGAGTTATTCCATGTCTTATTTGCCATGAAAAAGAATGGAGTACGTATTGATATAGAGAAAGCTGAACATATTAAAACTGATTTTGAAAATGCAGAGAAAAAAATACAACACCAATTAAATAAAACATGTGGTTTTGAATTAGAAATTCTCGCTCCATTATCTATTGCAAAAGCTTTTGATAAATTAAACATAAAATATAATAGAACACCAACAGGATTACCTAGCTTTGATAAAAACTTTTTAGCAACGCATTCTAATCCCTTTGCACAAAATATAGTGAAAGCAAGAGAATTAAATAAAGCAAGAACAACATTTATAGATTCTATTTTAAAACATTCTTATCGTGGTCGCATACATGCAGATGTAAATCAACTACGTTCAGAGACAGGTGGTACAATATCAGGAAGATTAAGTATGCAAAACCCTAACTTGCAGCAGATACCAGCTCGTAATAAAGATATAGGACCTAAAATAAGACAATTATTTATTCCAGAAAAAGGTGAGGAGTGGGGATGTTTTGATTATTCACAGCAAGAACCGAGGATCCTTGTTCATTTTACTGAATTAGTTAACCAAAGACCAGATCTTGCATGGGATGTATCTAGCGTAAAAAAACTTGTTGATGACTACAAGATAGATAGCACAGACTTTCATCAATCTGTAGCAGATATGGCAGGTATTGATCGTAAACAAGCAAAGACAATTAATCTTGGTATGATGTATGGTATGGGTAAAGGTAAACTTGGATCAGAATTAGGGTTAGATGAAGATGATACTAATGATCTTTGGAAACAATATCATGCTAATGTTCCTTTTGTTAAAGCTATGACAGAAGGCACAGCAAATAGGGCAAAGAAACAAAAATTTATTAGGACTTTACTTGGACGTAAATGTCGTTTTCATTTATGGGAACCAGTAGCTTATGGTATCCACAAACCTCTCCCTAAAAAACAAGCAGAAGATGAGTATGGACCAAGCCTAATTAGGCCTGCATTTACGTATAGAGCGTTAAATAGATTGATCCAAGGTTCAGCAGCCGATCAAACAAAAAAAGCAATGATAGATGTATTTAAAGAAGGTATTACACCTCTTATACAGGTACATGATGAACTAGATATTTCTGTTTATTCTGAAGAACAAAAACAAAAAGTCATTGAAATAATGCGTGATGCAGTTCCCTTGGAAGTTCCTTCAAAAGTAGATTGTGAGATAGGTCCTTCTTGGGGTGAAGTAAAATAAAATGGCCTACGCCAACAAAAGACAAGAAAGATATGTTAAGACTAAAAAAGGGAAGGAAGCAATAAATAGATCCAGAAAAAAAGAACAAAAAAAGCTACGGTCTATTCCAGAGGGAAGAGTAACTTTACGATATCGTAGAATAAAAAGTGTTTGGGGTGAATCAGTTGCTAATTGGTGGTTAGGAAAAGAACCTATTTGTGAAATTTGTGGTACTATATTTCAGGAAAAAGCACCTAAAAGAAAGAATAAAAATCAACCAAATTTTAATAAAGAATCTGTTATTGATCATGATCATCAATACAAAAAGAAAGATTTTAAGGAAAATCCTAGTTTATTACCAAGAGGTTTATTGTGTAATTCATGTAACTTATTATTAGGTCATGCAAAAGATAAGGTGCAAATATTAAAATCCGCTATAAAATACTTAGATGATTAAAATATGGTTACTTGTCACTATTCTTTCTACACCCTCTTGGCCTAGCGTTCGCACTATTGCTGAAGTATATTTTGAAGAAGCTGCTTGTGAAAACAGAAGAATTACAGTCGAGAATGAAGCTACTAATATGATGTTAAATCAAGGATATAATCCTGTGTTTGTTGATACGGCGTGTGTAGAAACTGAAATGTTTATTCCGTTTAAGGCTTAATTACTTCGTCTATTTTGTCGTTTATTGAAACAACATTAGCTTCAATGACCGAGAGCCGTGCGTCTATACGCAACATATCTAAATCTTTTATTTTATTTTCATTGGCGATGACTCTGTTTACTAACATCCCGTAACTGTAGATAACAGTTACACCCGCAATAATTATTGCAGTGATGTTAATTTTTTTAATCATTTGAGACTATCATAGTAGCTTGCTAAAGCTTCATTTAACAAAGAATTATCATCAATGTAATTAGTTCCTGATTCTAAGAATCCTTGGTCATATAAATTATTAATTACATTTGGATCTAAGTTATATCCAGGTCCTTGTAAAGCTTCGCTTGTTAATTCATCTTGTACACCTGCTATAGGATCATTTTGACCAAACAAATTAAAATATGATGGAAGAGCATTTGGACCAGCTACTTCATAAGGATACTTGTCTGCAACTGTTGGTTCTTCTGCTTTTGTTTTTTCATATTCTGCGGATTCTTTTTGAAACTCTTCTAATAATTTATTATAATTATTAGCTGGAAGGTTATCTACATCTTGAGCAAATACTTCATTCCTTGTTTGTTTATCTATAAAAGGTGCCATGTTTGGAAGAACTACAGGTAACTCTTCTTCTAGTGTTTCTTGAAGTGGTACACTTTTATCATCTGTTAAATCCTCCATAAATACATCTTCAGTTGGTGCTGCAAATACTTCTCCTTCTGGTGTGAAATCCAAAGCATATCTTTCGCTGGGCATTCTTGGATCAGTGTACGGTATTGGTTTATCTTTTATATCAAATAGTTCTTTAATTGCTTGTACTGTAGGAAGACCCATCTGTAATCTTGATTCAATAGGATACATTTCTCTAGCTTGTTCTGGATATATGTTTTGTAATCTTCTTGTTGGATCTAAGAAATCTCTGTCAATAGTATCTTGAAATACATTAAAGCCTGCTGTTGTCATGGGCCGTGTGCCGTCACGCATTCTAACATTACCTTGAATAGTTCCACCGGGAGTTTTTCTAACTCTTTCAAGAGCTAATTGTTTTACAAATTTATTTTGTCGTGAACGAAGATCCTTTGCTAAATCCGTATCTTTTTTT